TTCCACACGGCATTGAATCTGTGTTCAAACCGATGAAGCGTCACAAGGGAATAACTGGTCGTGACTTTATCGATATTGGTGAAGATAAGTTTGTTGTTGGAATGAACGCAGCCAACAAAGGCGTAAGCCCTAATCGCAAAGCATTCGGCGAAAACATTCTGGCATTTAGTATGTTCGCGCAAAAACATGATGACGCAGTTCTTTATCTTCACACCGATCAACTTGGTGCTTTGGGTGGAATCAAACTCATGGAACTTCTAAGTGCAGTTGGACTCAAGGAACATCAGTTCAAGTTTGTTGATCCTTACGTCTATCGCACTGGCATTGATCAGCAGACTCTCGCCACGATTTACACAGCAATGGATGTCTTGCTTGCAACCAGTTATGGTGAAGGCTTTGGAATTCCAACCATCGAAGCACAAGCCTGTGGAACTCCAGTCATCGTGTCTGAGTTCGCAGCATCAACTGAACTTGTTGGTGACGGATGGCTTGTTGATGGGCAACCGCTTTGGGATGCTCCACAAAGTTCTTGGTTCCACATGCCATCAGTGCCACGCATTGTTGAAGCACTTGAAGCAGCCTATGAACGTGGTCGTGGTCGCTCTCAGAAGGCTCAAGATTTTGCAAAGCCTTATCAGGCAGATGCCGTGTTTGAAACTCACTGGAAACCGACAATCAAGGTTCTAGAAGCCAAGGCTTTAGAACGGGCCTAGACGATGAAAATAGGCTGGTACACGCATCACATCGAGAATCAGGTCAAAGTGGCTGAGAATGGCTCTGTGAGTCATGAAGGGCTATTCACGGGGCAGTTCGCAGGCGGGGCAGAAATGTCAGATTACGAATACCGACTTCAAGCACCTTTGGGTTTTGATATACAGATTGTCACTCCTGAATCTTTCGATACACATGACATACACCAATTTGATTCGGTCATCGTCACTGGGACTGATGCCTTCTCAGATCAGCAACTGACCAGACTTAGTGAGTACGATCCCTTTGTGTTTGTGCATCACCTACAGACTCCAAGAGCAGGACTCAATGCTTTGATTCGCGGATCGAGAATGTTTGTCACTCACACACCTGCACACATGCGCCGCGAACTAACTTGGTCAAAGCCGCGCAAAACTGGTCAGGTTCTTTCCTACTTCGACACCAGCAAATGCTACGACCACATGCATAAGAAACCATTTGCACTTTGGGCAGCGCGTGAACATCCCTTAAAAGGAAAGTTGAAGGCTCACGCATGGGCAGCACAAGCAGGTTATGAATTCAAAGCACTGACAGATGTACCGCGTGAACAAGTTCTTGATGCAATGGCAAGGTCTGAATGGTTTGTACATTTGCCTTTGGCATTTGAGTCTGAATGTCGTGCAGTCATGGAAGCAGTTCTTTCAGGTTGCAGGATTCACACGAATGACAATGTTGGAATTACCAGCGTTGAAGATTGGCAAGATGCAGACGCATTGCGCCACATGATTGATAAGGCAGGCGACACGTTTTGGAAACTGGTTCAACAATGAGAATGCTCACGATTGTTCCCACACGGGGAAGATGCGACAACGCACTGCGATTGTTTGAAGCGATCAACGCAACTGCTGACTTCACTGAACTGATCTTTGCAATTGATCATGATGATGTTGCTGAGTACAGCGACTTGATTCACGCGACTGCAGGAGTGAACAACGTCAAGGTTGTCATCGCTGCTCGCATGGGTATGAACGGCACACTTAATCACTGGGCTAACTGGATGGCTCCTGATTATGACTACATCTGTTTCATGGGTGATGATCACCTGCCAATCACTGCAGGCTGGGACACAAAACTTTGTGAAGCAATTGGCAAAGAAGCGGGCATTGCTTATGGCAACGATCTGCTTCAAGGCGAGAACCTTCCAACTGCAGTTGTGATGTCTAGCAAGATCATTCGCGCTCTTGGATTCATGTCACCACCAGCACTGAAGCATTTGTTCTTGGACAACTTTTGGCTTGCAATTGGTCACGCATTAGGCAACGTAAATTACTTACCAGATGTGATCCTCGAACACCTGCACTACATAAACGGCAAAGCAGAACATGATGAACGATACGCAGCCGTGAACAATTCGGAGATGCACAATGGCGATCAAGCAATCTTTGCTGAATACATGGCTTCAAAGTTTGCTGAGGATGTAGAAAGCGTGAAGGCTTGGTAATGAAAATACTAATTACAGGACACAAAGGTTTCGTTGGTCGTCACTTTGTTTCAGCGTTACCTGACAGCGATATCACAGGCATCGACTTAAAAGACGGCAACGACTGCCGCGACTACTTCAAGAACAACAAGACCAAGTTTGATCTCGTCATTCATCTGGCAGCAATCGTTGGTGGTCGCGCAACTATCGAAGGCGAGCCACTAAGCGTTGCAACTGACTTGAGCATTGATGCTGAGTTCTTCAACTGGGTGCATGAAACAAAACCAACTCATGTTGTCTACTTCTCATCATCTGCTGCCTATCCAATTGAACTGCAGAAACCAGAACACAGATACCGACTTGCAGAATCTGACATCAGACTTGATGCAGTTAGCAATCCTGATCTGACTTATGGCTGGGCAAAATTGACGGGGGAGTATCTGTCACAGTTCATCACTGATTCCAAGATGTATGTGTTTAGACCTTTCAGTGGTTATGGATCAGATCAAGATGCTGATTATCCGTTCCCGTCTTTCATTGATCGCGCATTGCGTCAGGCTAATCCTTTTGATGTCTGGGGCGATGGCGAACAGGTACGCGACTTCATTCACATCGATGACATTGTTCAGGCAGTTCTCTGGCATGTGCAAACTGGATACGATGGCACATGGAATCTGTGTTCAGGTATTGCCACAAGTTTCAACGACCTTGCAGAAATGGTTTGTGAAGAAGCGGGATACAAGCCAGTGATCAATCACATTCGAGATGCACCTGTTGGTGTTCAGTATCGCGTGGGAAATCCTTATGTGTCGCACCACTACTTCAAACCACAAATAAGCCTGCGTGAAGGAATTCGCAAGGCTTTGGCTGAACGCAAGTAGAATATATCTAGACTTAGGAGTTTCAATTGGCACTTACCAACGCATACGCCACACTTTCACAAGTGAAGGCCGCACTAAGAATTTCGGATGCCGTAGATGACACATTGCTAGAGATGGCAATTGAATCTGCATCACGGGCTATCGATGGACATGCGATGCGCTCGTTCTATTCTTTTGGAACTGCAACGCGCTACTACGCAGCAGATGATTCTTTTGTTGTGCAGACAGATGATCTTGCTGGAACTGCAATCACCTTGATGACTTCATCTGGTGGCGATGGCGTATTTGATGTGACATGGGCTGTTGGCGATTACCAACTTGAACCGTCAAACGGATACACCGATGGTCTAACTGTTCCTTACACCCGCATTCGTGCAGTTGAAAACTACTTGTTCCCAGTCGAAGCAGAACAGAACCTTGTCAAAGTCACAGGAGTCTTTGGATGGCCTGCAGTCCCAATAGCAATCACTCAGGCTTGTGTCGTTCAGTCGTCACGTTTGTTCAAGCGTCTTGACAGTCCACTTGGTATCGCAGGCTTTGGCGACATGGGCGCGATGCGAGTCAGTCGTTACCTTGATCCAGATGTTGAACAACTTGTTGCTCCGTATCGCAAACTAATGAACTTTGCATAATGGCTCTAGTATCTGAACTTCGAACTGGTATTGCAAACAACCTTGCAACAATCACTGGACTTCGTACAACACCAACGATTCCTGACAATCCCAATCCACCGATTGCTGTGATCTTGCCGCAAGGCGTTGAATACGACAACACATTTGGTCGTGGAATGAACACCTACACATTCGCAGTGACAGTCATTGTTGGTCGTGTATCAGAACGATCTGGTCAGAATGCCTTGGATGCTTACGTTTCTTCAACAGGATCGTCATCAATCAAACTGGCGATAGAATCAGACAAGACACTTAATGGAAAAGCATTTGACCTGAGAGTGACCGACTCCCGCAACTACGGTGAACTTACCGTAGGTGAGGTAACATATTTATCAGCAGAGTTCACAGTGCTTTGCTACGCAAACTAGGAGCAACAAAGATATGCCAAAATTCGCCGCGACTGATTACTCAATCAGCATCAACGGAACATCCTTCTCGACATCCCTTAACAGTGCTGAACTAAGCATTGAGAGCGACGACCTTGAAACCACTGCATTCGGTGGCGAATGGCGTACTCGTATCGGTGGCTTGAAGTCAGGTTCCCTAACACTTTCTTTCATGCAGGACTTTGGTGCAGCATCTGTAGATGCAACCTTGTACCCGCTACTTAACACAGCAGCAACTGTTGTAATCAAGCCAACATCAGGAACTACAACTGCAACAAACCCTTCATACACTGCTGTATGTCTAGTCAACCAGTACAGTCCATTTGCAAGCAGCGTCGGCGACATCGCCACTCTGTCTGTCACATGGCCAGTATCGGGAACCGTAACACGGGCAACGGCATAACTCATGAGAATAAACCTGCGCGTTGAATTCATAGATGGCAATACAAAAGATGTCACCTGTTCAGCAAAAGACCTAGTTGCGTTTGAAGAAAAATACAGTCGCAGTGTGGCGCGTTTCGAACAAGAGATGCGCCTCACTGACCTGTTATGGCTTGCATGGCATTCAGAGAATCGCACCAAGGCTACAACTAAAGATTTTGACTCATGGCTTGACGATGTTGAAAGCATCGGACAAAGTGATGACGACCCAAAATCCAAGGGCTAGGCGACTCTAGTCAGCATTGGTTCATCGCTTATCTAGCGTGTGAAACAGGTATTGCTCCATCTGTGTTGTTAGATCAGACAGATCGTATGTTGTTCACAATGGGAATGTACTTACGACACAAAGCACAAATGATGAATGGCAGGCAATAAATGGACAAGGTTCAGGTTTATGGAATCGCAGAAACCATAAAAGAACTTGAACGATTGCCAAACTTGCTTGTCAATAAAGCACGCGCTGATCTTCGCGTTGCTGTTGAACCAATGAAGGCTTCAATCTCCTCTTACATTCCTAGTGCGCCACCTTTGATGGGTCGCCAGTTTGATCGCAATGGCGGCATGAATCACAAGGGAAGAACTGGTTGGAATAAGGCTGCAATCAAAATCACTGTGAAAACATCCTTTAGTAAACGCACTCAACGTAATCAAAGTCCGCTTGTATCAATTTGGGTTGGTGGCACAAAAGGAACCTACGGAGCAGCAGGTTTGCAAATTGCTGACATGGCTGGTCGCAAAAACAAAATAAAGACTAGCGGCGAAACCAAACCCTATGCTTACAAAGGTGGGCAAAGAACACATGCTATTCGTGGTCAGGGCGCAAGCATGATAGAAAAACTTCAGGGCAGGCCTTCACGTTATGTCTGGAAGGCTGCAATGCTTCACATGAACACAGTTCAAAATTCAGTGCTTCAATCATTAGATAAAGTTAGTAAGCAAGTAAACAAGAATCTGGTGGTGAAGTAATGGCAATCATTGTCCCGATTGTTTCGGCATGGAATCCCGCTGGATTAAACAAAGCCTTAAAAGACATTCAAAGGGCTAAGACAGATTTTGACAAGTTTGTTGCTGGAACATCTAGCATTGGCAAGTCAATGTCGAATGTTGGCAAATCACTTTCGATGAACCTTACGTTGCCACTGAGTTTGGTTGGTGCTGCGTCTGTAAGAACTGCTGCTGACTTTGAAGTTGCAATGGCACAAGTTGCAGTTGCTACTGATACCCCAGTTGCAGGATTGAAGAATCTTTCTGATCTAGCCAAACAACTTGGTGCTGACACAATCTTCAGTGCTAACGAAGCCGCACAAGCAATGCTTGAACTTTCAAAGGCTGGCATTACTCCTGCTGAGATTTCATCTGGCGCATTAGCCAACACTTTGAACCTTGCCGCTGCATCTGGAATGGCACTTGCTGATTCTGCAGTTGTTATGTCTGCAGGAATGAACACCTTCAATCTTGGTGCTTCAGACTCTGTATCAATTGTTGATGCTCTTGCTGGTGCGGCTAACGCATCGGCTGCTGATGTTACTGACATCGCTCTTGCGCTGCAACAGACTGGACAACAAGCAGTTGCATCTGGTCTGACTATTCAGGAAACCACTGCTGCACTTGCTGCATTCGCTGACGCTGGCGTGCGTGGTTCTGATGCTGGTACTTCTTTCAAGACCTTCTTGCAACGTCTGAATCCTGTATCTGCTGAAGCCGCAAGCACAATGAAGAAACTTGGAATTGAGTTCTTCGATTCTTCTGGCAACATGAAAGACCTTAAAGGTATTGCTGCTGAAGTTGAACAAGGCTTCAAGGGACTTACACAAGAACAACGTCTTGCAGCGATGCAAACAATCTTTGGTTCTGATGCGCTTCGTGCTGCAAACATTCTTTACACTGAAGGCGCGGATGGAATTGCTAAGTACATCACAGCAACAAGTGAATCTGGTACGGCAGCAGAAATGGCAGCCGCAAGGAATTCAGGTCTTTCAGGTGCGCTTGAAAAATTAAAAGGCAGCATGGAAACTGCTGCACTTGTAATTGGTGAGCAACTAGCACCAACGATCATGGTGGTTGCTGATGCCTTGCAAAGATTCTTTAACGGATTTGCAAATCTGAATCCTGTAACGCAGAAAGCAATCATCTTCTTTGGTGGATTGCTCG